GGCGGCAACTCTTGCAGCTTCCTCAGCGGCAGCGGCAGCAGCCTCCTCAGCAGCAACTCTGACAGCCTCCTCGGCAGCGGCAGCAGCCTCCTCAGCGGCAACCCTGGCAGCCTCCTCAGCAGCGGCAGCTTCCTCAGCAGCAACTCTGGCAGCCTCCTCAGCAACTCTGACAGCTTCCTCAGCAACAGCAGCAGCTTCTTCAGCGGCAACTCTGGCAGCCTCCTCAGCAGCCTTGGCAACAGTCTCATCCACAACATCCTCAGCTGCAGCTACAGTCTCCTCCTTAACAACTGCTACAACATCCTTAATAGCCTCTTGCACTAACGGAACGGCAACCTCAACTTTAATAGCAGGCGGTTGAGCGATAGCCATAGGCAAACCACTTGATGTGCGTCTACGTAAAGAACCAAAACTGAACATTTATATATAAATATATAAATATTAAACATGTTTCATAAACTACGAATTGAATGATATTTCTATTCCTAAACTAATATAAAAGTTTTACAATTTATAATTTAAAAACGCATGGATAATTTTATAGCATATCTAGATAAACAGAAACAAGCAACCGCATTTGATGCCACTCAATTTATGTATGTAACAAACATGCATTATATGCATAACAACCTAGGCGAACCAAAATACACGGGATTATACGAGGCCTGGCAAAAACAATACTCTGCTGATATCTGCCTTCCTCCGCTAGAACCAATATACAAAACCATCGACATTTCTGCGAATACCATCTCCGATTTGATTGCGGTTATTGATGCAAACCCGTATGAAGTTGGTATCAAGTATAATTTCGACTTAAAGGCTCTGCATAATATTCGCTCCGAGTTAGTCGAACTAAACGCTATGATTGGCATGAATACTCTTAAATCGTCTGTATTCAACCAGCTCATCTATTTTATCCAGGACCTTCATATAGATGCGAAAAATAAGACGAGTGATTTCAAGCACACCATAATATGCGGTCCGCCGGGAACCGGTAAGACAGAGGTTGCCACCATAATTGGACGGATGTATTCCAAAGTCGGTATCCTGAAGAAGGATGTGTTCAAGAAAGTGACGAGGACTGATTTGATTGCCGGTTATTTAGGACAAACTGCTATCAAAACTACAAAAGTGATTACGGATTGTTTGGGAGGTTGTTTGTTCATCGACGAAGCATATGCATTGGCGAATAAAACAGATACGGATATTTATTCGAAGGAGTGTATTGATACCATATGCGAGGCGCTCAGTAACCACAAGGATGATTTGATGGTAATTATTGCGGGATACGAAGATGAATTAGAAGAAACGTTTTTCAAAGCCAATTGTGGATTGAAATCGAGATTCATATGGAAATTCAAAATCGAGGACTATAGCGCTGACGAAATGAAACGGATTTTCGATAAGAAGGTCACCCAACAAAATTGGTCAGTCGATTGTGAGACGGCGCAGTGGTTCGAAAGCAAAATGGATACATTCAAGTATTTCGGTAGGGATGTCGAATTACTTTTGTCCTATGTGAAAATCTGTCATTCACGACGAGTATTTGGAAAGGATGAGTCGTGTAAGAAGAAAATAACTATGGATGATATTAACGCCGGATATAAGGTGTTTTTGGAGAACAAGAATTCGAAACCGAAGGAAGTGGCCGCGTCGTTATACGGATTCTATTTGTAGTAAATATCTATAAAAAATTTAGCGATATAAATTAGTTAAGTGTATGTCGGAAAACACTCGTAGTATAAATATAGATTTAAATGCCTTCAAAATACCATCCGGTGGAAAAACCAGAAAAAATCGTGAACCCGCAGCAGAGAAGAAGATAAAGGTCCGGACACCACCAAAGACGCAGAACAAATCGCTGAAAAAGAACTTACTGAAGTTTATACGAAATCAGCAAGACCGGAAGCTAAAGTCGGAGAACCTGGAACCTCCCGAGGAGTTGGATTTCAAGTCGGATTTTAGCGAATCATTGGAATATCTGAGTGATATTGCAAAGAAGAATGATGTCCCGAAAATATCCCTTAACAAGACACTGAAAAACTATTTGCCGCAAACGATGGAACCTCCGGTTATTCTGACGAACTTGATGGATAACCTCGAGGTTGTAAATATTCCTCCCGTCCATAATGCCATGCCGACATTTTCACTGCCACAACCACAATATGGTTGTTTGAAAGGCGGTAAATTGCCATTATATAAACAGTATACGCGTAGACAGTATGAAGGGACGGCGCCAGCGCCTGCACCCGCACTCGCACCTATACATGTTCCTATAGTAGCGCAAGCACAAGCACAAGCACAAGTAAAAGAACAAATGGATTTAGTTGCACCGTCCTTAGCTCCTACATCGAACGTCAAACGCGACATCATACAGAAAACCGCCGAACATATAAATATAACAGACCTTTATAAACCACCCGCTCCGAAGAAGCAACGTAAGACACTCCGGAGAACTTTCAAAATCGGCAAATCTCAAAATACCCCGCGCGTATCCGTTCTCATTTCGAATCGAACCATCCGGAATAATATTTCCAATAAATCACAGTCTCTGAAACTTACCCCTATTGCAGAGGTAAAGAAGTATTTGGTTAAAAACGGGTTTATTAAGGTTGGTTCTATTGCACCCAATGATGTTCTCCGGAAAATGTATGAAACCGCCATGTTGGCGTGTGGTGAGATTCATAATTATAATCCAGAGAACTTGGTATACAATTATTTTAATAATGTCGTCTAACAGTAATCACTGCCTATATTCGTCATCAAGTAGTATTCGTGGTCTTTAATAGAATCGCAATGAATCGGCGCGCAGCTATTACTGCATTCACCATCTTCATTGGTTTCGCATATTTTGTATTTATCATCATCACCAGAATACCATATCTCCGTATTAGTATGTCTATAATGTAACAGTTCCTCTGGTACATGCGGGACAATATCGTTATGGTGTGTGATTCTATAATGATGTATACGGTTAGCCGATTGCACGAAATTCTCGTTTCCTATCCTCGGTTTGCCGAATGTATAGACCGTGACATCGTAATCGGTGTGGATATCATACGCCATAAACATTGATAGTGCTCCACCACTCGAGTGACCAGTTATAATTACCTTATCTGGTTTATTTGTAGGTAGGTATTTCATTAACGCGTCTTTATACAACAAATATTCGTTATATAGACCTCGATGAACCTTTATGTTTTTGTCGGCATATGGAGCGGTGAATTCGAATTCAAAATTGGATATCCAGTTCTGAATGTCCGCACTACCTCGGAATGCGAAAACCGTGGCATTTTGTATCGCATCGTTGGCAACAAAGATATTCGTGTTGCCAATTATACTATCAATCACATTGATTCCTTGTATTGCGATTTTGTCGGGGCTGCAGTATGTTGCGGCCGCTATCTGGAGATTGCGCTTTGCCGCACTTTCGTCATATATAAATGCAAGAGCATAGTTAATAATTGCGAGGAATGGTATAATCTTCATATAGTATAAATCTATATAAAAAATTTATATTATAGTATTAATAACACTCATAATAAATGACATCGTCAACACTACTAGTTACGGGTGGTTGTGGCTTCATAGGGTCAAATTTTATTAACTATATATTTGACCGAACTAATTATCTGATTGTCAATTTTGATGCTATGTATTACTGCGCTAGCGAAGATAATATTCGCGAAGATATTCGCAATTCGACACGCTATAAATTAGTTAAAGGTAATCTATGTTCGTTCGACCTAGTTCGCCATGTTATTGACGCATTCGATGTTGAGTATATCATTCATTTTGCTGCGCAATCTCATGTCCAGAATTCGTTCGAGGATTCGCTACAGTATACGAACGATAATGTAGTTGGAACCCATACGTTATTGGAGTGTGCTCGTCGGCATGGCAAAATCAAGCGGTTCGTGCATATCTCTACGGATGAGGTATATGGCGAATCGATGTTGGCACAGGGAACCGAGAAGAAGAACGAGGAGTCCATTCTGTGTCCGACGAATCCATACGCGGCATCCAAGGCCGCTGCAGAACTCATCGCACAGTCCTATTATCATTCATTCAATATGCCGATTATAATCACACGTGGTAATAACGTCTATGGTATCAATCAGTATCCGGAGAAGTTGATACCACTCTTCATCGACCTGCTATTGGAATTCAAACCGGTAACTATACAGGGTGATGGTTCGAATGTCCGTGCATTCTTACATGTCGATGATGTATGTAGCGCACTCGAATTAGTATTGGAGAAGGGTAAAGTCGGCGAAATTTACAATATTGGTAGTGATGAGGATGACGAATACAGCGTATATGAGATTGCTTGTATGTTGGTGAATAAAATACACCATACGGACAATGCTGATGAGTGGATTACCTATATCAAAGACCGTCCGTTCAATGATAAGCGCTATTATATCAGTAATGAGAAGGTGAAGCAGTTGGGCTGGACCATCAAAACGGATTTCCATCAGGGGATTGATGATTTAATTCTGCATCGCACGTATTGGTCTAGATGCTTATTGTCTCAAAACGTTCTATAATTTCACTAGGTATCGTTATAATGCTTTCTTTCTTCCGTAGTGCCACCATCCGTTCGTCACTCGTTTTATCTATTATGTCGTAATAATTTAATACGACATGGTATTCCGGCCGATTCAAGAAATCGTCGAATAATATAATACACCCTGGTTCGATAATATCGAAACATTTCAAACAGCACGCGACACGGAAACGTCCATCTATGAAGACTAAGTCGATTTGCTTTTGTTCATCCATGGTTAGCGCGCGCATCTGATTACTATAATTTACCTTCTGAATATAGGTGCAGTAGGCACCGGGGTGGCCATATGTATTCGGTATAGTATTCAAGTCATTATAAATTAGTGTGAGCTTGTCGGACTTGATTTGTTGTTGTAATCGATTCACCCATTCGCTGTCGCTATCTACTGCGTATATCTTGGTAATATTATTACGTATATTCGCTTGATATGTTGACCCTCCAGCTCCATACTCAAAATAAGTTGTCGCTTTATCTAAATACTTATAGAACATGGTTAGGTCATTCTTTGTGAGTAGAGGTTCCATTTTTATACATTGTGAATGCATATAAAAACAAGTGTGCGTATTTATATACCACACCACAATGTCAACTGAAACACCATCATTAATCGCCGAATATCTACAATTATCGCAGCAATATGCGTCCACATATGGACAAACCACGGTTCTCCTCATGCAGGTCGGTGCTTTTTTTGAAATGTATGGTTTAAAAAAAGCGGATGGGTTAATCAATGATGTTTGTCAATTATGTCAATTGAATACGTCTGATAAGAAGATTTGTGTAGGTCAGGATTCAGTTGTAATGGCTGGATTCCGCGATTACACCCTCGATAAGTATATATCTAAAATAACCGATGGTGGATATACAGCCGTCGTATATGTCCAAGAGAAAAATGGTAAGACCATCACGCGCTCCCTGCACGCTATCTATTCGCCCGGCACGTATGTTTCTTGTGAAACTGACAGTTCTCCTCAAATTACAAATAATATTATGTGTATCTGGTTGGAAGTGGTGAAGCCATTTCGAAGCAACAAGGAGAACCTAATCTATGGTGTTTCTGTCGTGAATATTTTTACAGGTAAATCACAGCTATTCGAATACGAATGTCCGTATTATATGAACCCCACTACATTCGATGAGCTCGAGCGTTGTGTTTCCGTGTTCTCCCCGAGCGAGGTGATTATCGTTTCATCTCTGGATGCGCCGATTATAAATACAGTTCTCCAATATGCCGGTGTCCAGTGTAATTCCATTCATCGTGTTGCCTCTACCAGCGAGAAAGCCGCGAATTGCGCGAAGCAAACCTATATTCGCCACATTCTTACCAAGTTCTTCGGTGAGGAATCCTATGCTGTATGCGAAGAATTCAATAACTATACACTCGCTACGCAGTCATTCTGTTATTTGTCGGATTTCATCCAAGAGCATAATCCGAGCCTTGTAAACAAGATTGCTATACCCCATTTTAATAACATGTCGACACGGATGGTTCTCGCAAATCACACACTAAAACAGTTGAATATGATTAGTGAAAATGGGCAAAATACGTGTGTTTCCGCATTTCTGAATAAGTGCCGTTCTCCCATGGGTCGCCGATTGTTTCAAGACCAAATCACCAATCCCACCTTTGAGGAAAAGTGGTTGAATGTCGAGTATGATGCTATTGGTGTGTTTCTAGAGAATTATCATTTCGTCGAACTATTCCGCCAGCAATTAACATCCGTAAAGGACATCGAAAAAATCCTACGCCAATTGGTTCTCCGTAAGTTGTATCCCACGTCCATTTATCATCTATATAACAGCATTTGCACAATTCAACAGATGAATGTCTGTTTGTATGAGAACCCCAATATATGTGATTATTTGACAGAACGGAGTGGAGATTCATATTTGCATATTGACTCTATTTGCAGCGGGCTCATCGGATTTTTGGACTCCAATTTGAACGTGGAACTATGTAAGAGCATTCAATCGCTTCAATCGTTTGAGCAGAACATCATACGCCCTGGTATATCGTCGGAACTTGATGATATGATTCAAACACAAAACACGAATGTTGCCATTCTCAATGGCATCCAGGAGTATTTCAATCGGCGGCTTGCAAAAGATAAGAATGATACAACTGAATATGTGAAGAAACATGAGACGGAGAAGTCGTGCGTCGGTCTGCAGCTTACTAAGAAGCGCGCGACCACCTTAAAGGACTCCATAAAGGCAGATAATACAATGGTCGACATATTGGGCGCGAAGTTCAAGCTATCTGATGTCAAATTTGTCAGTGTTTCCACCAGCGCCGACGAAATCAGTATTCCTGTTCTGGATTCGATTACACGTAGTATTTATAAACTCAATGACGAAATCGATGAGAAAATCACAATTGTCTATAACCAAATATTGACGAATTTGGAGAACATTTGGTATTCGAATATTGATGTTCTCGGCAAATACGTTGCACGAGCGGACGTTATTCAATCGAAAGCGTATGTCGCCAAAACGTATAATTATTGTAAGCCTGTGATTCAGCCCGATGCGCCGAAGTCGTTCGTCGACGCGGATGATTTGCGTCACTGCTTGATTGAACACATACAGACCAACGAATTATACGTTACGAATGATTTACACATTGGTTGCAAGTCGCGCGATGGTATTTTGCTGTATGGGACGAATGCTGTTGGTAAGACTAGTCTGATACGTGCGCTCGGGATTTCGGTGATTTTGGCGCAGTGTGGTATGTATGTTCCTTGTTCACGGTTCATTTATAAACCATACACAGCAATTTATTCGCGCATCCTGGGAAACGATAATTTATTCAAAGGGCTCTCGACGTTTGCAGTAGAAATGTCAGAATTGCGTGTTATTTTGAAAATGGCGGATTGTAATAGTCTGGTTCTCGGCGATGAGGTATGTTCGGGAACGGAGACCGAGTCGGCCCTCAGCATCTTTGTTACCGCACTGATGCAGTTACACGAGAAGAAGGTATCATTTGTATTTGCTACACATTTTCATGAAATTATAAAATTCGATGAAGTCAAGCAATTGGACACGATGGTTCTAGCGCATATGACTGTGACGTTCGACCGTGAGAATGACTGCCTAATATATGACCGCAAGTTGAAGATGGGACCCGGGAATCGCATGTATGGTCTGGAAGTATGCAAGTCGCTGTATTTGGAGGAGGAGTTCCTGACGAAAGCGTATGAAATTCGAAACAAGTATTTCCCAGAGAATCGAGGAGAACTTGCGCATAATACTGCGGTATATAATGCAAAAAAAGTGCGTGGATTCTGCGAGATGTGCAAAGAGGAACTTGCGGAGGAAACCCACCATATATTCCAACAAAAGGATGCAACAGAAGATGGTTTTATTGGGTCATTCCATAAAAATCATCCGGCGAATTTGATGTCTGTTTGCGAGAATTGTCATGATAAGATTCATGCTGAGCCTACCGAGCAGTTAGTTCGAAAGAAAACTACGAAAGGTTATAAAATACAGAATAAGTCTCATTAATGTATTAACGTATAGTCGTTGTTTGATTTTTCAATTTCGGTTTTACTTTTTACATAATATGTGGTAAGGAAGAACGTCATTATCAAATCTGCCAAAATCTCAATAAATAACATATCTATTTGAGACATCAATATATTCATATACATGAAGAAATCGAACCAGTTGTATATAGTATGTATAAATGATAATTCGTATGACTGTCTATACGTAACTAAGGTCTTGTTCGATTTATCTTGGACTGTGTTTATAATCCATGGCTGTAATATATTGTGATTTAATGTTCTCACCCCACTGTTAACAAAACAGAAAGACACGACTGTGATGTATTTTGCAGTTGTATCTATGCCAATACTGAATATGTGTAAGTTCTCATTTGGACCTATTTGAAATATAGGGATATTCCGGTCATTCGACACAAGGATACTCATAAAAAATATGATTGAACCTATCCACACAGCTATTACACGTGCTACTATGGTTTCAGTTTTAAAATTCATGTTAATAATCTTACGCAGAATGTCTTTAAGTATTGTTATTAAACGTGCATGTCTTTCTTTAAGTAGGAAAATCAATAAGTCTTAAAAGTCTTGGGAAAGGGTACATTATTAATAGGTTGTTTTGAAAATTGGACATTTTAAAAATGTCCAAAAATGAATATGCAGACTTCAAAATTATCGAAAAAGTTGGTTGTGAGCATGATGCTTTGATTTTCGTTTTTTTATAAAAAATTTGACAGCATAATTTTTTGCGTATTTTCTGCGGCGTTTTTTTCGGCCCTAAATATATAAGGCAATTATGACAGAAAAAGTCCAAAAAAACGCCGATGGATTTTTATGCAAATCGTGTGACTTTAAATGCTGTAAATTATCCGACTGGTCTAGACACATTTCTACACAGAAACATTTAGACATAAGACAAAATGGGCCAGAAAAACGCCAGGATTATAAATGTGAATCTTGTGACATAATATGCTGTAGTTTATCGAAGTGGAATAGACACATTTTAACAGAAAAACACTTGAAACTTTTAAATGGGCCAGAAAAACGCCAGACCACATTTGCTTGTAAAAAATGTAACAAATCCTATAAATCAAGAGGTAGTTTATGGAATCATGAAAGTAGATGCAGTAATGCAGAACCACAACAGGATGCTTTAATAAATCGCGTATTAAGTGATAATCTCGAACTGCGAAATTTTATTGTTGAACAATCAAAAACCATAGAAAAAATAATGATGCAAAACACTGAAGTTATGAGTAAAGCCCTGGAATCAAATAAAATCATAACCACTAACAACAACATCACCAACAATAATAATAATAAATTCAATATTAATATATTCCTGAACGAGCAATGTAAGGATGCATATAACTTCAACGAATTTGTAAAGAACATTGAGATTTCCTACGAGGACTTGGAGAACAATGCACAGCTCGGTTTTGTGCAAGGAATTTCCAAGATATTTATAGACAACCTTAGGCAACTTGGTGTTAATGAGCGACCGATTCATTGCACTGATGTGAAACGAGAGGTCATGTATATCAAAGACGAAGATAAGTGGACGAAAGAGGTCGATGATTCGAAGCTACAAAAGGCAATTCAAACGGTCTCTTATAAAAGTATGGGCAAACTAATGGAATGGAAACAGGAGAACCCGGATTATCAGGATGCAGATTCAGAGTTCTCTAAGAGATGCTTGGATATGCAAAGACAGTCTCTGGCTGGGAGTGACCGTGAGACATATTATCCAAAAGTCATCCATGTGCTCGCAAAGGAAACCATGGTAGACAAATAATTTCTTTAAGTAGGAAAATCAATAAGTGTTAGAATTGTTGGAAATGGAATCATTATTAATAGGTTGTTTTGAAAATTGGACATTTATAAAATGTCCAAAAATAAATATGCAACGAAACTTTTCTCGACATTTTCACATAAAATAAAATTCACAGCAAAATGCTGTTATATTTTATCAAGGAAAATTTGTGGACAGCATAAGATTTTTCGAATAATTCGTAACTTTAGCCGGAAAAATTTGTTAGAATTATATAAACGAACAAACAGCATAATGGAAAATCCTAAATTTTACTGTAAAAGTTGTGACTTCTCTGCTGCGAAATTATGTCATTGGAAAGAGCATAATTTAACCAAAAAACATGCTAACAAATCTCAACAAAAATTTCCGGCTTCAGAATTTTATTGTGAAGTATGTGACGTAAAATGCTCACATAAATCAGTATTGCGTCGCCATGAAAAAACCGCGAAACATATAAAAACGGCCGAGGCCGCAAAAATTTCCGGCCTACCTCAAAATGTAGAATTAAAGTGTATTGAAATCATAAATCAATTAATACTTGACAATCAACGCACAACTACAGACAATTTAGAGCTTCGTAATTTTATAGTCGAACAATCAAAGACTATAGAAAAAATAATGATACAGAATACTGAAATTTTTAGCAAAGCACTGGAATCAAATAAAATTATAAATAGCAATAATACTATTAATAATAATAAATTCAATATAAATATATTCCTGAATGAACAATGTAAGGATGCATTGAATTTCAATGAGTTTGTGAAAAATATTGAGATTTCTTACCAAGACTTAGAGAACAATGCTCAACTTGGTTTTGTGCAAGGAATTTCAAAGATATTCATAGATAATCTCAGACAGCTTGGCATAAACGAGAGACCCATTCATTGTACTGACGTTAAGCGGGAAACTATGTATATTAAAGATGAAAATAAATGGACAAAGGAACTAGATGATTCCAAATTACAAAAGGCAATTCAGACGGTATCTTATAAAAGTATGGGAAAACTAATGGAATGGAAACAGGAGAACCCAGATTATCAGGATGCAGATTCCGAATTTTCAAAGAGATGTCTTGATATACAAAGACAGACACTCGCAGGAAGTGATAGCAATACATATTATCCAAAAGTCATCCATGTGCTCGCAAAAGAAACCATGGTGGATAAGTAGTTTATAAAAAATTGATTGCATATTGCACGAACGTATTTATAATACACAAACTAAAACATGAGCATTCACATTTACATGGTTACGCACTATGGGTGCAACAGTTCCCATAATGATATGTGGATTCCGTGTAGCAAAGCATTTGCAGATTTCACGAAGGCTTATGAGTATTTCCTAAGCATAGCTCCGTCGATTGATGATGAGGACCCCCTAGCAAGGCGATACGTGAATAGTTCATATGACCCGAACAGCACAAATGCCGAATATACAGTTATCGAGGATAGGTGTCAAGATGGCGATTGTGTAAAGAGACCATTCGGCGCGGTTATAGCGAGGTGTGGAACACAGTAGAATTGCGTTAGAAAATTGATTTAATTTATAAGTTCCATGTTATATGGCAAAATAGCACATAACATGATTCAAGTAGTCTTCCAGTTAGCTTCTGAACCTGCCACCCTGAACTATGAAGTCCCGAATTATTGGTCAACGGAGGACTTCTACAAGCGAATTCGCAGTAATCTGACTCATGATTTCGAGATTGAGGATGACTTTTATATTGTGTCCGTTGCAGAAGATTCCGATGTTTGTCCTGAAGACCATCCGCCAATGCTAGTAAGCGCGGACGAAACTATCGAGGAATACTGCATCAATCAAAAAACAAACTTATTCTACATCTGCTTACGCGATAATTAAGGAGGGCAGTTTCCGTAGCATTTACCATTATAATAATAATAATCCTTATTCAATAAACTAATGTCACTATAATTTGCCTTCATCGTAGGTCCCGACTGATTTCCAGCAACACATTTCTCGCCACCTAGGAGAACACAACACGAAGTAGAGGCACACGCACTTTTATCCATTTTTCCGCATTGTGTTTCCGTTTCCACAGGATTCTTTTTATTGGCATCACAGAAACCAACCGCTGACGCAGGCAACTGTTTTGCATAATCGACCACTGGCGCATTATCGTTATAACTGGTCAACCTACTGAGATAAACGGAGTCCTCGTAATTCGGAACATATGGTGACGGACTGTATCGGAAATAAGACGGGTCATTGTATCGAGGAGTTGTTGTGACTGCCTTATTCCATGGTAGTTTCACCATATTATCTGACGCATCTCTTACCATTATCTCGGAATCATCCTTCGTCTTAAGATTCGCAGCGCTATCATTGTATGTAACGTCGATGACATTTGCATTGTAAGCTTGTTTGGTGGTTTCACCACTACTCATGTTTTGTTTCTTATTTTCATAATCAGTTATACCGATGAGATAATTCGATACAATTTTATTTAACCCATCTGTGCTACTATCTTTTTTAATACTCGCGTATATTTCAGCGACCTTCACGTCACTTAAGTCGCCACTTTTATTAAAAAACGCGACTTCGTTATACACCCTCATTTTCAAATCATAATCGACCAGACCAAGAGCCTTCAATGACGCCTCTATAGCATCGGCTGTGGTAGAAGAATCCCATATCTTATTATAAAGTTCAGTCATCTTGGCATCACCGATTCCGCCCATACCCTGCAAATAAGCCAATTTTGCCATGTATGGGGTTTTATCTTGAGGAACAATATCAGAGAAATCCAATTTAGCAACTTCGATGTCATATAATCCAGGGCCTACCGAATTTCTTATTTCGGTAGTAATGCTTGATATTAAATTATTTGTTGCCTCATCAAACTGTTGCTGTGTCATGTTAGGCGTTTTTATAGTATTAAGCCCATTCGTTAGTTTTTTTTCCAATTCCTCCGCCTTAGCCGCGGCTATCTTAGAACCAGAATACGTGCCCATTTGCTTATTCGGAGTTCTTGTATATCCATCTGTCGCCCATATGCCACCAAAATCTGTAGATGAATTTACACAAAGCTTAACCTGTTTACCTGAAAAATAGTTGATGACCCTAATTGTAGGGTCGATTCGTTTCATGTAATCGGAATACATAGTCTCAGCATTCACATACCCCTCGGACCATTTTCGGCTGTATGCGATGATTGCTAAACCAATTATTAATATTAGTGATAATACTATTATTTTGTTCGTTGTAAAGAACGTCATTATACAATATTATAACATTTTTTAACCGATGAAGATTTATCTCTTTATTGACCACAAAGAATGTTAGTTTGCAAATGCAAAATTGAAAAACGCAATAATAAATATAAAAGTATACAATATACTAACTTACTATGATTATTCCCGTAAAGTGCTTCACGTGCGGCTGCGTCCTTGCTGACAAGTATCGGTATTTCCAAGAGCGCGTTCGTAAGATAAAGTTGAGGGATGGCATGCAAGTCGACAAGATTACCTACCTTACAAAGACGAATATTGATAAGACCCCCGAGGGAACCGTTCTGGATGAACTCGGTCTAGATAACCCTTGTTGCAGGAGACATATGTTGACACAAGTTGACATTGAGTAAAAATGTCGGCATATTGTATAATGGCTAAATCGACGAAGCGTAACCAGAAAAATCGGAAACAGACTCTGAAACGGAAGCGGGGCGGGCGTGGGTGCGGCAAATCAATGCCTATTTTAGGCGGAAGCCCCAATTTAGCGGAGTTACCAATTCGTTATTATTACGATTACAATGATAACCCAAGCTACTTGTCGGAGCAAATTAAGGGTGGGCGCAGAAAGAAACGCAAATTGAATGGTGGTAGCAGTCTATCGACTGGCATAAATTCTTTTGGGACGTTTATGGGTATTCCGGATGCGTATCGTGTGATAACTGCGGCGCCGACAAACGATTATATAGCGTCGACAAAATACTCGACTGGTAATATTCCTCCCATCTAATTTTTTATGTAACATTTGTATATAGAATGCAAATGTTAACGTTCAAGAATATGTGCACGCCATCCTTCGTTTACTTAGTTATATCAATGATATTCTTATTTGTTACATTCTTCCAGAATTATGGAAATGTAAATACATATTGTTTAGGTGACAAGACGTGCAATGTTTCCAGCACATATTTAATATTCGCAATCAAGCTTGCGTATGTTCTCTTCTGGACCTGGATACTTAACCTTATGTGTAATGCGGGAGCGTCAGGAATCGCTTGGTTTATCGTATTGATTCCATTCTTGATTATGTTTTTAATGTTGGCTATGTTACTGGTTTCAAGCCCTGTTATAGTTATATAAACGTATATTATAAGTCTGTATATAATATAAGTAGACAATGAAGAGAACTCGTAAAAATCAAACTTCCATAAAAATAAAAGCAACCATAAACGGCGAACTCGTCGAGGAAAAGGAAGGTTGGAAAAAGGTGCGTATATATGGTAAACCATATGAACGTGGATTCGCCCACGGAGTTATATTATGTAAAGAACTTGAACGAGTAAAGCAGTCGCTCGAATTTATTGTTGGAGAAAATCTAAAAATGAAATTATCCGAATATACGCAGAAATGTAAAACTGGAATCTTACCGATTGTAAAAAAAGAATATCCAGAGAT